CTTTCCGAAACCCGCGCCCCGTCGCCGGGGGACTTTGTCGTTTCCACGCAAAACCGGCCGGGGCTTGCACCCCGGCCGGTCTTCTCGGTTGTTCGCCGCCCGCGGCCTCGGTGGCCGCGGACTTGGTCGATTTACCCCTCGCGCCCGCCGCCGAAACCACCGAATGTGCCGGGCAGCAGGATCAGGAAAATGATGCCGACGAAAAACACCACGAGCATGATCAGACAGGTCACGTCGCCGCCGATGACCATCGTCTGCTGGATGCCCTGCCCGATGCCGCACTGGTAGCAGCACAGCAACGGCATGGCCAGCGCCACCAGGACCGGGATCAGTCGTCGCTTATTCCGCACGTGTATCACCTCCTCTCTCTCCTTGCGCTACTACTACCCGCGCCCGCCCTTGCCGCCGTTGCGGCCGGGTGAGGTAGTAGCGGTCGCAGTAGTAGCGTTCAGCACGTCTCGTACCGTCCGGTGCGCCGCCCCGCCCCGGTAGCCGAAAACCTCCTCTTCGATGGCGCTCTGGCTCCATCCCTGCCCGGCCAGCTCGCGGATGCGGGCCGCCCGGCCGTCGTCGCCCTCTGCCGCCTCGGGCAACTCACCCGCCGGCCCCGTCTGGCCCGCAAGGGCGCGGCCGATGTCGGCGCCCGTGACCATCGGCGCCAGGAGTTGCAGCATAGGCCGACCGGGGAGCTGGGCGTAGGCGCGACCCACCACCTCGATAGTCGAGGCGACACCATCGCCCAACAGCGTCCGGCTCTGGGCCGCGTCCTGGGCGCGGAACTGAACGCGGCTGGATAGCTGGTTGCGGATGGCCGTGTCGATGCTGGCCGACTTCCAGTCCTGCCCGCCCAAAACCATCCACAGTCCATATTTGCGAGCCCGGAGCACGAGCGTCCGGGCCGCGTTCAGGACGCCACGATCCGACAGCAGCGCCGTCGCCTCGTCGATGAGCGCGACCCACGGCGCCAGCGGTTCGTCGCCGCCGGCGCGGGCATTGTAGGCCGCCAGCGAGTCCACGCCGGGCACCTCGCGGAAAAGCTGGCTCCGGCGGTCCATCTCCTCGACCAGGAGCGCCATGATGGCCAGCGCCTGGCCCTCCGTTTCAGCCACCGGCCAGAGCAGCCGGGAGCAGGTGGCAAACGCGGAAAACGTCACTCCTTCGAGGTCCACCATGGCCATGTGGACCGGCTCGGCGGCCGTGGCGAGCTGCAACGCCAATGCCTTGAGAAACACGCTCTTACCCCACCCCGACGAGCCGCCTACGGCAACGTGGACCATCTCGGCTAGCGACGCCGTCACCGACTGCTGCTGACCGGATTCGTCGACGGTCACACCCAGCGCCAACCGGTGAAGGCTCGGGGGATCGGCGGCGATCTCGTGGAGGCGCACAACGCGGGGCCAGGCGGCGGGCGGCGGGCCTGCGGGCACATCGGGCGACGCCTTCCCGTCGCTCCGCTGCTGCAACGTATGTAGGGCCGGGAACGCCCGCGCCTTGGCCTCGGTGCGCTCGACCTCGAACCGGGCAGCTATTTGCGCGACCGACAGGTCATCGTGCAGGGTGCGGCGTACCGTACCGTCATCGCCCATCAAAACGGAGCCCTTCTCGGCTCCCAGGTTGACCACCTGCCAGCCTGCCGGCGTTATCCGGACCAATGCCCCTTCGGCCGGGATGTGCGCGGCGGCCAGCGCCTCGGCCAGATGCGTTGTGCCGTTCTGCTTCTTCTGGCGTTCGGTTTCGTCGGCGTCGCGCTCGCGCTGGACGCGGTAGTCGTGCGCGCGGCGGGACATGGACACCAGCACCGTATGGAGCACCCAGATCACGGCCGCCACCGCCAGCAGGGCCAGCAGGGCCACCACCACGACGCCAAGGATGTGCCACCCGGGCCAGGCTGCGCGGTCTGGCCGCCACTGGGGCGCGTCGTTGGCGCGCGCGTCCAACCAAAGCGCGATGGCCAGGACGATGATGACACCCACCGCAACGCCGATGCTCCGCCAGTTCACTGGCCCGAGATCCATGCCGCCGGGGTTGTCTCCCCGCTTCCACAGACCGGTTTCAGGATCTTTGCTGTAGCCCACCATCGCTCCCTACCTCCCCAACCGCACGAGCGCGGTCACGACGGCCACCGCCACGGCGATGGCCACCGGCAGCCACGCGGGCAGCCCGGCCCGCCACTGCTCTCCCGGAGCCGTCGCGCCGGGCCGTTCCGGGCGCCAGACGCCGTCGGGGCCTTCAATCCAGCGCACCGCTGAGGACCTCCGAGACGTAAGACGGCGACGCGCCGGCGATGATGGCCACGGCCGCGGGCTGCAACGACGGCCACCGCTCAGCGGCGGCCAGGATTCGCTCCCGCTTCGATTCGGCCATGAGCCGGGCGAACAGATCCCCGGCAGCAGCGAACCGCCCTTCGGCCTCTGCCGCCCGGGCTTCGGCGGCAGCGATGCGCCGCTCGGCCTCGCGCAACTCGCGGCGAAGGTCGGCAGCCTCCTTCTTCGCCCGCTCCAACTCGGGATCGGCATCCACGTCGGCGCCGGCGACGTCGGCCAGGACGTGAGCGAAGATGAACGACACCCCGGGCAGGATGGCGCCGAACGCCACCGGCAATACCCCGGCCAGCATCGGAAATTGGCGGGTCGCGGCCGTGGCGGTGCCGAACTCCAGGGCGTGGCTCCAGTTGGCCAGCGCGGAGACGGCGACGGCGACCAGGAGCCCGCCGGCGTAGACGTTCAGGTAAGAGCCGCGCCAGCGAACCCATGCCGACTTGCGCCTCGGCGCCGTTTCGATACGTTGCATTAGCTTGTAGGTCAAAGCGGCAATTGACGCTTCGAAGGCAAAGGCGGCCGACCAGGCGACGAGGCGCTGCCCGTCGGGCTCGAACACGGCAAAGGCCCAGGCCGTATGGGGTAAGAGGACGGCCAGCAAGGCCAGGTAGATGACCCACAGCAGCGGATTGATCCAACGGTTCAACCTCTCCATGTCGCTCCTCCTGGTTGACATAGTACCAGTACTAGTATTGCGTCGAAAAAAAAGAGGCTGGCTAACGTTTCCGGCGCGGTCCCCTTCGGCTCTCGCCCGGGTCTTGGTCCTCCATGTAGTGCATCAAGCTTCATCATTTTCGCCTACTTGCCTAGCGCCTCGCGCAGATCCTCGACGTAGGGCGCCTCTGCGGCGTGAGGATGCTCCCCTACCTGTTTCCATGACTGCTCGAAATAGGACAGCGCATCCTCACACGCTGACGCCAGTTTTACAATCTGATCTTCTGCCTCTGTAAGTCGGGCGCGGTAGTTACCCACAACCTCCCGCAGCCGCTCGACCTCGGCCTGCTGCTCTTTTAGAGCTTCAACTGCCTCCAGGGCGAGATTTGCGAGAAGGCGTGTTAAATCCATCTCGCCCCAGCCTCTATCGTTTGCCATGTGAAGCACGGCGCGGGCATTTAGCCTCAATTCCTGTCGTTTCGTTTCGTCCATTCTGCTAATCCTTTCTTAGAAACCCGTTGTTAGAGGTTATAGAACTCTGTAAGATGCGCGATGTACTCCGGTGCCCGCTCGGGCTTGTAGCCGGGACCAAACTTTTCCAGCAAGAGGGTCTTGGCCTCTCCCAGCGGCCACTTCTTCTCCTGGCAATGAGCTACAAACTCTTCCCAGGTCATGCTAGTAGCCCTCTACCAAATCGAAAAACTCTTGCTCCGACATTCTCTCTTGCCAGTCGGTGTCGATTTCTTCCCAGTCAATCTCTTGCGGGCTTCCCGCAAACTCCAGAGACTGGCGGCCTGGTCCGAACTGGCAAATAGTAGGCGTCCCGTCAGGGTTGGGCTCACCTACCCCACAGTGCCGCCCTTCAATACAGTCCAGGCAGTTACACGTACATTCCCTGAGTGACATTTCCGCTATCCCCCTCACTTCTTCCCGTTGCTAGTACTCATTGCGTGTGCCCCTTGTCATCAGATTGCGCGAGATGGCTCGCGGCAAAACACGTAACGATTCTACTTGTTTCTTGCATTCCAGGGCTGCCCGGCAGCGAGCAGGGCCTCCATCCTGGCTTCTACTTCCTCGCGGCTGAGGTCTTCGCCGAGCAGATGGTAGGCATAGTAGCCCGCCACGTAAGGCCGGAACCATGCCGAGTGCTCGAAGAGCCACGGCCGCTCCATGACAACCCGGGCCTGGATCTGCAGGTGGCAGCGTTGGCAGAGGGCCGGGATGTTCCACCACCTACAGTTACTCGGATCCATGTCCAAGTGATGTACCGTAAGGGTGTAGCCCGCTGCCGGGTCGTGTTCGTGACCACACCGAACACACTTCCAGCCGGCCGCCTCCTTGACCCCGCGTGCAATGTTGGCCCAATCCGGCGGGTAGTCGCCCGTGCTATGCCGCGCCATCGAGAAGCCTCCCCAACGTACACTCTCCGCCGGGCTCGATGCACTCCTCCCGGCCGGGGCAATCGGGCGGGCAGCGGTCGGCCCGCCAGTAGGCCCGCCACACGAGCCGCTTGACGTCCTCTCGGGTGATGGCGGCCGGGTTGCGCTCGATTTTGCGCCCCCTGGGCCGCGTGACGATGCCGTGGGCGTCCATCGCCTTGCGGAGCGAGATGTGGCCGCACCCGACGAATTCGCAAACCTCATCCTGCGTCCGGGTCGCCAGCAGCTCGGCTAGCCGCTCTCGGTCGCTGAGGACGGCAACCACCTCGGGCGGGGTGCGGGGATGCAGTTTGAGGGTCACGCAGCACCGCCGTTATACAACGCCCGCTTCACGTACTCCAGCGCCCGCCCGTCGCGGATCATGGCCGGCGTGACGCGGACCACGGTGATGCCCGCCAGGGCGGCCTCGTTGTACTTTTCCACGTCCGCCTCGAAGCGGGCGGGATGGGCGTGGCCGGCAGAGTGGCCGGTCTCCTGCCCGTCCTTGGTCCGCGCCTTCTGCCAGTAGCCCCCCTCGACCTCGACGATGACCCCGTTCAGTCCGTGTCGGGGCCAGGCGAAGTCGGCCCGCCAGCGCCGGCGGGGGTGGAAGCGCCACTGCTTGGTGCCGTAGCGCGGCGTGGGCAGCCGGGCGCTCAGGATCTGGGCCAGGAGCTGCAACTCGGGGGCACTCATAATCGCCGCGTCGTCCGCGGAGACGTGGGCTGTCTTAAACATTCTGCTATCCTCCATCTCGCCTATCTTCTCTTTGCAGTCACCGACACTTTTCCACCTCACGCGCAATCAGCTCATAGCCGAGCGTACTCGGGTGGTACCCATCCTCGCTGATGCAACGCATCCCGCACGTGTACATAACCGTCCAAGCATCCACCACGCAGATCCCGCGCTGCCCTGCCTCCTCCGCGATGATCCCATTCCAACGTTCGGAACGCGGTATTTTTTCGTCAATCCAATTCAGCCAGGGGATATTGACGGCAATAACGCGCTCACCCATGCCCAACGCGGTGTCCAAGAGTCGGGCGTACCGCCTCCGGAAAAGATCCGGGTGGCCCGGGTACGGTTTGTCCGACCCCTGCAGCGCGTGCGTGGCCACCCCCAGGGTGACCATGCGGTAGCGCTCCCCGTTGTCAAAGTCCAGCGTGCCCTCGTAGCGGGCCTCCTCCAACGTCAAGATCGCATCGCTGATGTGAAAGACGGTGATCCGCTCCCCGGGCGCGATGCCGGGTACGTTGCCGGTCACGTTGTCCCCCAGGTAAAGGGTAGCCGGAGGCGCCTGCACCATGGGCAGGTAAAGCCTCTGCGGCTGTCCCACCACCAACACGAGCAATAGAACGACAACACCTTTAGCGAGCATATTGAGCCTCCTCATAGGTGAGCCCTCCTTGTCATCAAAGGCCGCTCTTATGTCTACAGCCCTGCCAAACCCTGCCGGGCAGGAAGCTCGGCGGGATCCACCTCGAAGCCAACGCGCTCGGCGACGGTGATTTTGCCTTCGATGAATTGCCGGTAAGACCTCTTGCGTCGTCGTATCTTGCGGCCCACGTCACACCTCCCTCAGGTCGCACCCGGTCACGGGTACCACCCAGCACATCTCCCACGCCCGGGCAGCAAGCCGCGTGCCCCACTGCACCTCAAAGTCGGACCGGCTCAGGTTGGACGTCATCAAGGTCGGCAGCTCCCGGCCGTGGCGAAAATCGAGGATCTCCCAGAGCAGACGCCGGCGGTCGTCGGTCTCGGCCCGGACCGCGCCCGCGCCGTCCCGCCGGTCCGGATCGCCGACGTCGTCGAGGAACAACAACGGCGCCGTCTTGGCCGCCTCCACCCGGGCGTCGGCGTCGCCACCCTCCCGGCCGTACTGGCTCTGAACGGCGTTAAAGAACTCGTAGAGTTCAATCCACAACCCTGCGCACCGCCCGAGGCGAGCCCGGAAGGCCACCGACAGGATCCCGGTCTTGCCCACCCCCGGCTTGCCCACGAAACACAAGCCGGGCTTTTGCCGGCGGTCGACGTGGTTCTGAGAGAGGTCGTAGGCGCGGACCTCGGCGGGCACGACGTGGCCCCGCTCGGCGAACATCCGCCCAGCAGCAACCGCCAGCTCCTTGCCGGCCCGGCGCTCCTCCGGGATGGTGTCGAACCCGAGCGTCAAAAACCTGTCAGGGATGCCGGCCCGCTCGAAGCGCTCTGAAAGCCGCCGTTGGGTGACGTCCTCCAGGCCTGCGATGTACTGCATTCGCCATGCCTGCCCCATGGCACAATCACACCACTTGATTTCGTCCACGGGGATGCCGGCGAGCTGCCAGGCCAACGGCCCGAACCAGCCGCGGATGTCATGGTCTGTTAGATAGCCGGTGTCCCGGCAGCGCGGACAGACCACGTCGCCGGCGGCGCGAAGGAGGGCCAGGGAGGTCTCTTCGTCGCGCTGAGTGCGGGTCATTTGACGCTTAGTTGCCACTTGTCGCATAGTGGTCGTCGGTGAGTTGGACGTGTGTCCCGGTTCCATTGCCGTTGTCTCCCTTCCGTTTGTGGATGGCAAGGCAGTAGGCCATAACGTCGCCCGTCGCCCGAGCGGCGGCGGCCTGCCACATGAGCACGGCAAGCCTCCCTTCGCCTTTTACCTGCTTCGCCGCCTTGCCTACGTAGCCATAGTCGGGCGAGTCGCGCCCTGGGAAGAGCGTGTCGTGCATCCGCACGAGAACCGCGTTCTTGTTGGCTCCCCGTTTCGCCAGAAGGGCAAGCCAGTCTTCCAGGTTCTGGGGGTCGGGCGGGGGTGAGTCGCCGTTAGGCGACGGCGCGTCAGCGCCGGACATTTGTTCCTGCTCCTGTTCCTGTTCCTGTTCCTGTTCCTGTTCGTGTTCGCTTTGCGGTTGTGGATAGGGTATCTTGCATTGCAAGATAGGGTATTTTTTGGCGTTTTCGTTGTCGGCGCTTCGGTGGCACTTCTCGCAGAGTAGGATGCAGTTGTCGTCATCCAGGGTCCCGCCTGCGCGGACCGGCACGATGTGATGCATCTCCACGGGGCCAGCCTTGCCGCACCGCTCGCACTTCTCGCCCCGTTCCAGCAGTAGCCGCTTACGGACTTCCGTTTCACTGGCCCTGCTGCCCGGTGAGTGCCCCTTTCTCTTTGGGGGAGGTGGGGGGCTAACCTTGGATGTCTTGCCCTGAGTGCCTGCTGGCACTCCCTCAGTTGCTATGTACTGGGCCTTGATGGGACAATCCGAGATGGCCTCAAGGTCACGGCGAATGCACTCCATCACCTTGATGCTGCTGGTGGCATTGTATCGCCGCAAGTTAAGCACCCAGATGACGCCGTCTTCGTAGAAGACCTTTCCCGCCTTGGCGAACAGGTCTAATCCGGCCTTGATGGTATCGAGGTCCAGTCCGGTCTCAAAGGACACAACGCGCAGGGACAGGTCGTAGATGCCTGCTACGCTCGCTCGCTCGTTCGAGAAAAGGTAGATGAACAGGAGCTTGTGTTCCGGCGCCAGCTCCAAGAACCAACTATCCTTCCATATTTTGGTGTGAATCTGCCGATAGCTACCTGCCATTGATGGACCTTTCCCTATGCGCTTCGCGCTTTCCTGCCAACTCCTCCGCCTGCTCTAACCGCTTCACGAGCGCCGCGTTGCGGGCGCGGGCGCGGTCGAGCTGGAGGCCGTATATCTGCGCGGCCTGGCGCCACGTGTCCTCCCGGGCCATGTCCGCGAGGCCTGCGGCGATGGCGGCCTCGGCGGCGATGCCCAGGATAAAGCTCACGACGACGATCACGACTACCTCAAGTCCGCTAAACATTCCCCGTGCTCCCTTCTTCTGCCGGCCAGCCCGCCGCGTGCAGGCGGGCCAGGTGCTTGCGCACGACGGCCAGTCCCGCGCCGATGTAGTGCAAGTCGGCGTCCACACAGTGCGGCGGTGATGAGTGCAAACACGATGGTAGCGCCTCCAATTTGGTCACAAATCGCCGAAACCATGGTATGCTCCAGCAAGATAGAGACCCCGGGCGGGTCGGTGTAACGGGTTTGGATGCCCGCCCGGGGTGCACCTTAACAACCGGATACCCCGACCCTGATCGGGGTCCCGGCTGCCAGGGCCGAAAGTTGGGCCGCCACAACGCCGAGCCTACGCCTTTTCATGGACGGCCTCCTCGGGGTTGACGTTGACCCCCATGCCCCGCTTCGCCGCGAACTCCTTTATGTCGTCCAGGAGCAGCGGCCTCAAGCGGTAGGTGGTCAGCCCCTGCCGGCTGGCGCGGTACGTCTTGGCGGCCCCGGTGGTCGTGAAGACCAGGATCTCGCCGTTGACGGCCAGGTAGCCATGTGCGCCCCGGAGGGCGTACACGAGCCAGTTGGAAATCTCGACGGGTCCGGGCGGGGTTGCGGGCTTATTCTTCGGCATGGTCAACCTCCTCCTCCTTGTGATAGGGGCCGGGGAGCCAATGCTCCCCGGCCGTGTGATGGCACTCGCCATCGAGCGTTAGAAGGGCAGCGGCTCGTCGCCCGCCGCGGCCGGGGCGGCCTCGGGCTTGACCTTGGCCTCGGCGTGCTTCACAGCGGCGTCGTAGGCCGTCCACCAACCGTCAGAGTCGTTGAAGGTGGGCCACGGCTTCCACCCGTCGCCCAACTCGGCCTTGATAGCGCGGGTCAGGTGATGGATGCTGTCGTAACCCACTTCCACGCGGCTGTTGACGAGCTTGAGCAGGGCCTGGGGCGCCCGGGCCGGGGGGTCTCCCCTCTCCGTCGCGTTGGCCTTGTCTCCGTCCCCACCCGCCGGCGTGCGGCCCAGCGCCTTGTCCAGCTCGCCGCCGTCCGGGTCGGCCGTCGCGGGCGCCTTGCCGGCGGCCTTGGGGCCGTTGGCCTTGCGGTTGTCGATGCGGCCGCCGTCGACCTCGACACACCAGGGCGCGTGAGCGTCGCCGGTGGCGCGGCACACGGGGCACTTGGCCGATCCGTTCGCCGTCTCGGCGCCGGCGGGGCGGCGGGGAGCATCGTTGGTCGTCTCCGCTCCGCGCTTGACCTCGTAGTCGGCGCCGATGGCCCCGGTGTCCATGTCGTCCAGGTCCTGGGTGAAGAACTCCGAGGCGTTGACGGCGAGCAGTGTCGCCGCGATGAGGGCGCGCTTTTGGGAAATCTTCTTGCAGGTGTTCACCTGGTCGGCGGGGTCGGGGTTGAGAACGCGCCCCACTTCTTGCCCCTCGATGGCCGGATCCCCCGTGCGGTACTTGGCGCCGCAACCGCCCTTCTTGGCCCAGCAGAGCCAACCGCCGCCGTACTCGGCCTTGCCCTTGATGATGGCGGCCTGGCCGCAGGCGGGACAGACGCGCTCCGCCTTGCGGTAGCGGTACTTGGACTCCCAGGTGTTGCACGAGCCGTCGCCCTCGGCGATGAGGTAATCGCCCCGCCAGAGTTTGCACTTGTACCAGAAGTAGAAGAACGGCTCGCCGCCGTGGTCCTGTCCGGTCCAGTCCTCGACGGCCTCGACGGCGTGAAAGGTGGGGGTCAAGCCAAAGTAGGAGTTCAATCGTTCGGCCCCCGGCTTGAGGAGCGTGTCCTTGTCGGCGCCCGGGAATCCGGGGCCGTAATCCACGCCCTTGACCATGACCCGGGCGATAAACTCCACCAGGGCCTGCCGACGGGTGATGGCCTGTTCCAGGCTGAGCAGGGGCATCAGGTGCAGCCCCTGTTGCGGGGCTACAATCGCTCGCGTTTCGTCACACATGCGCTCCTCCTTAGAGCAGTTGACAGGCAGGCAGCGGTGCGGTATACTGTACCCGGTGCTCGCTGCCAGCGGTGCCAATGTTTGCCGGGGAGGTTGCCGCCTCCCCGGCGTTTTCGATGTAGGTCACGGGCAACATCTCCCCGTGAAGCCACAGGTGGGACGCCAGCGCCCGGCTCGCGCCGGCGGCGTCGCACACGGCCACGGGCTCGCCGAAGCCGCGCTTGAGGCCGTCCTGGGGGACCACGGTGCACATGACCACGGTCCCGAGCCCCATCAGGTTCTTGGTCACCAACTCACGGGCCTTGAACACGGCCCGCTCCAGGGACACCGGGCGCTCCAGCTGGGGCTCGGTGTAGCCGGCGTAGGTCAGGAGGACGTTGTAGCCGTCCTCTACAAACCGACCCTCGACGATCCACCCGGTGCTTGCCTCCCACTGGCCGAGCACGCCCTCGATGTGATAGCTCTTCCCGTCCATCAGGAGCCTCCCGCGCCCGTCGAACTTGAGGCCCTCGGTCCGGGTTTCCCCGTCGATGACCGCCCGGACGGGGGTCCAGTCACCGCTCTGGCCGGTGTACGTGACGATGGCCTCGGTCAATCCTCTGTTGGTCACTTGCTGCCTCCTGTGGGCGCCGGCTCGGACAACCGGCGGACGAGCGCCCCCAACCTCTCGGGCAGGTCGCCCGGCTCGCCCGAGGGCGTCGCTTCCAGCCGTGCGGCTTGGGCCGGGGAGAGCGGGGCGGTGACGCGATGGCCGTTGACGGCGAAGGTGTACCAGGTCATGCTCGCCTCCCCGCCCGGTGCTTCTGGCCGTTCGCGCACATGCGGGCGTAGCGGCGGGCGTCCCTCTGGCGCTTGCGGGCGGCCTGGAGGGCGTGGCGGCCGTTGGGGGAGTTGCGGCGCCCGGCGCGGTGCTTGCCCTGCCGGGACGGCCGGGCGGTCTTGTGCATCTGGCCGAGGGCCTTGGCCAGCAGGCCGGAGACGTCATCGGAGAGGTTCATCGGCTCCCCTCCCCTTCTTCTTGCGATCCGTTCGATTTGTCGAGCGCGGCAGGCAAAAAATAAGGCTCCAGGGCCGGTTCCAGGGCCGCTTCGACGATGTCGCGCATGGTCTTGCGCTCGACGGCCGAGGCAATCTTGAGGGCCTGGTGAATTCTATCACCGACCCAGATCTGATTGATATTCTCGCGCATGTGATCCTCCTCGTTTTCTCTTGCACTACGTTAGATGTGTCTACAGGCATTATACTCTAAGTTTCTATAATGTCAAGGGGGTAAATGCTTGCAATTTGCCCAGACATTATAGGTCATTGCAAGGTTTCGCTCGATTTATCTAAGGGGGTGACTCTGTGAATCTACGGCAGAATGTGATAGATTATTCTACAACTATGAGCCAAGAAGAACTAGCTGCCTGGTTAATGGCGCGGTGTGAGGAGTTGAACCTGTCGTGGGCAGAGGCAAGCAGGCGGGCGGGGGTGTCGCCAAATGCCATTTCTGAGATTGTCAACGGCACACCTGCGGGCGTCAAGAGGTTATCGGCGCTCGCCGAGTATTTTGGCGCGTCGCCCGAGCGCGTTTTTCGCATGGCTGGATTGTTGCCTGACCGGGCGACTACCGATGCCCAGCGCGCCGAGTTGCGGCGCAAGGTGGAACACATCGCCGAGCTGCTGGCTGACCTACCTCCCGACTTACAGGATCGCCTGGCCGACGCCATCATCGTCCAGGCCGAGGCGAGCAAGGCCGTCTTCGAGGCGGCGGAAAGATACGTCGTAACAGAACAACAAAGCAAGGAGTAGCCTCCCGCGTGTCCCGAAGGCGTGCTGCACACGAGGCGCTGCGCCGATTGTATTGCGCGCAGGACCTGGACACCCTGACGTACCTAGAGGATCTGGCCGAGGAACTGGAGATGGCCCGACGGTTCTCTGTCATGTTCCAACTGCTGATCGCACGCCTGCCGCCCGGGCAGCGGTGGGCGGCGCGAAAGTTCATCATCGCCGCCATCCTGGACGGCAGAATCATCGAGTGAGGAGGGGAGTGTGGGCCGGCGCGGCGCGGGCAGAAATCCTTGACAGCCATCCAACGATGCGGTATAATGGTCTTGGTGTAACGGGGGGAGCGGTGGATTGCTTTCCCGGCTGTGTGGTTTTCAACGTGACAACAACGTAGCGGCTTCGGCCGTTTCTTCTGGTTCTCTTGGGCGCGCCCTTTTCGGGCGGGCCTTTTTTCGTGTCTCCTTTCTCCTCCTTGCGGGTGGGGCGGGGCGCCTTAGGCAAGCGTCCCGCCCATCCCGCGGGGGGTGCCCATGGTAGAGCGACTTGTCGTCGCGGCGGCGATGGTTGCGTCGCTGACCCTGGTAGACGAGGGCAAGGCGACGCGCTACGATCCCGGCGTGATGGACGTGGTCATCGCCAACCGTCTCAAGTGGAAACAGATCACCCCCGAGCAGGTCGAGCAAGCCGCCGGCTTCGTCGCGCTACAGGGGGACCACGTGGGGGAGTGGGCCTGGCTCCGCTGGCCGGACGGGCGATTGCTGGGACCCTATCTCGTGGTCGACGTCGGGGCGGCCCGCGACCAGGCCCACCTCGACGAGATTCACTTTGCCGTGGATCTGTCGGCCGAGCTGGCCGAGGAGTTGGGCGTGGTCAACCCCGTGTGGGGCGTGGCCGTGTACGTCCAGGGGGAGGCGGAGTGACGAGCGACACGGTAAAGCGCGCCAGGGTGGCCGACCTGGGGCCGGGCGGTGCTCGACAAGAGCCTGCAGGAGCTGGGCGCCGGGCGCTCCATCCTCGTGGACCGCAACGGGCGCATCATTGCCGGCAACAAGACCCACGAGGCGGCGGCGGGCGCGGGGCAGGGTGATACCCTGTCCACAGAAGAGGAGGTGTGACAATGGAAAATCTCGTTCCGTACGTGGCGATCCTGTTGCTGTCTGCCGTGACGGAGGCACTGGTCGAGTTCCTCGCCAAACCGATCATCAAGCTCATCGAGTCGAAACAGCCGCCCACGCCGGCGCCGGTGCCGGTGGACGGGCCCAAACCGCCGAACTGGTTTGACATCTGCCTACAGTACATTGCGGCCGCCGTAGGCATCGGCCTGTGTGTGCTCTACAAGGCCGACCTGCTGGCCCTGGCCGGATTGTATGCCGAGGCGGTGCCGTGGATCGGCGCCGTGGTGACTGGTGCTCTCATTGGCCGCGGGGCGAATTTCATCAACGACTTTGCCGGGCGCTACCTGGACAAGCCGAGGTCCTGACCATGACGACCGAAGACGGGAATGGCCGGGTAACGCTGGCCGTGGTACAGCGCGACGTCCAGCACCTGGCCGACACGGTACAGCGCTATCATGATGACCTGTGCCGCGAGATGCGCGAGCGCGACCAGGACCACGAGGAGCGGATCCGATCGCTGGAGGGCGCGAGCCGGCAGGGCATCTGGCGCGACGTCGGCGCCTTTCTCGCCGCCCTGGGCGCCGGCATCATCGGCGTCCTGTCGAACAAACCGTAGGGAGGGACCATGTTTGAGAACGTCATCATCCGCGACGTGTTCGGCCAGGTGAGGGACGAGGCCTGGCTGCGCCGCGAGTACGGCGACGTCCGCCTGCACCGGGCGGCGCCGGGGCCGGGCTGGCGGCTCCTGGAGATCCAGGAGAACAGAGACATCCGCGACGGCGAGGTGCCGCAACCGGGGCCGGTCCTCACCGCTACGGAGTCGGTCCGGCGCATCACCCCGCTGGCGGCCGCCACGCTCATCTGCAAGGCGCTCACGGCTGTTGGTCTCCCGGCCGTCGCCTTGCGCATCGCGTGGTACTGGCCAGATGCGCCCGAGGATGCGGCGGCCATGCCGAGCAACGGCCTGCCGCCCGAGCTGCGGCCGAACCGGGCCATCACCGGGCACACCAACCTGAACGGCGATTGCGGGTTCCCGATGGGCGGGGGCGCTTACTACACGGTGGGCGAGGAACGTGGCCCGCATGCGTGCTGGATCTACGGGCAGAACTCGGACGTGCTCTACGGCCTGGGCATGCGCGAGCGCACGAACCACGACCACCTGGACTTCACGTTCGGCCAGACCGCCGAGGAGCCCCCCCCTCCACCTCCACCTCCACCTCCACCGCCGCCTGTTGACGAACTGCTGGCCAAGTTTGCCGAGGGCCTCCACTACATCCAGGCCGAGTGTGCCGCCCTCCTGGAGCTGCTGCCAAAATGAGCCCCCGGCGTGCCCCCCGTGTCTGCTCCCAGCCCGGCTGCCCTCGCCTGGTGCGCACACCGGGCGAGCGCTTCTGTCCCGAGCACCTGGCAGAGGAACGCCGGCGGCAGGATGCCCGCCGGGGAACGGCCGCCCAACGAGGCTACGGCGAACACTGGCGCCAGATCCGGGCCCGGTTCCTGAAACGGCACCCCCTGTGCGAACTCTGCGGCCGTCCGGCGACGGTCGCACACCACAGGCGCAGGGTGCGAGATGGAGGTAGGCACACAGACGACAATCTGCAGGCACTGTGCGCGTCGTGCCATTCGCAATTGCATGCTGAGAGCGGCGAGAGTTTCAGTCCGCGCGAGGACCGCGAGGGATAGGGGCGTGAAAATCGCTGGGGCAAGTGTGCTCCAAGACCGCGCGGGTAACCTAAAAAAATCCTGTACGGGATCCAGGGATGCCAGGACCGCCACCGAAGGACCCGAAAATTAGGCAGCGGAGGAACCGCGTCACGACCCAGGCGACGCTTGCGCGGGATGCCAAGCGGCGCCGGTACGCGCCGCGGCTGCCGGACCGCGGCCCAGGCCTGCCCTGGCACCCGTTGACACGGGCGTGGTGGGCGGACGTGTGGCACAGCCCGATGGCTGAGCAGTTCCTCGACGCCGACAAGCACGCGCTGTACCGCCTCGCGGTCCTCGTCGACCTGTTCTGGAGGGAGCCGAGCAAGGAGCTCGCCGGCGAGATCAGGCTGGAGCAGCAGGCGTTCGGTCTGACGCCGATTGACCGGCGGCGCCTGCAGTGGTCGGTAGAGCAGGAGGAGGTCAAGCGGCGGACGCGCCAGGCGGCGCCGGAGGCTGAGACGCACGCTGAGGACCCGCGCAAGGTGCTCAAGATGGTGGCCAGCAAATGACCGTGTTGATGGTACCCGAGATCGACGACCAGACCTGGCCGACTCTTGGCCCGCAGGTCTGCGCGTTTATCGAGGAGTACCTCGTGTTCGGCCCGGGCGACCTCCGCGGTGAGCCGGCCAGGCTCGACGCGGAGAAACGGGCGCTCATTTACCGCATGTACGAGGTGCATCCGGCCGGGAGCGCGCTGGCCGGCCGGCGCCGGTTCAAGCGCGCAGCTCTCTCGCTCCGGAAGGGCACGGCGAAAACAGAGCTGGCCGCCTGGCTGGCGGCTGTGGAGCTGCATCCGGACGGGCCGGTGCGCTGTGACGGGTTCGACGCGCGTGGGGAGCCGGTGGGTGTGGGTGTCGTCGACCCGTACATTCCTATGGTGGCCTACACCGAGGAGCAGTCAGACGAACTCGCCTATGGCGCGCTCAAGGTCATACTCGAATACAGCCCGTTGGCCGACGACTTTGACATCGGCATCGAGCGCATTATGAGACGCGACGGCGACGGCAAGGCCGTCTCGCTGGCAGCGGCGCCAAACGCGCGCGATGGGGCGCGCACCACATTCCAGGTGTTCGATGAGACACACCGGATGGCCAGCAACAAGCTCCGGGCGGCGCATCGGACCATGCTGGCCAACATCCCGAAGCGGTTCCTGAGCGACGCGTGGTCATTAGAGATCACCACGGCGCCGGCGCCGGGTGAGGGCTCGGTGGCCGAGGACACGATGGATTACGCGCGGCAGGTGGCCGATGGCAAGGTCGAGGATAGCCGGCTGTTTTTCTTCCATCGGCAGGCGGGCGATGGCCACGACATGACCACGACGGACGGGATCCGGGCCGCGGTCCTGGAGGCCTCCGGCCCCACAGCCTCCTGGAGTGACATCGACGGGATCGTCGACCAGTGGAATGACCCCACGGCCGACCGGACATACCTGGAGCGCGTGTGGCTGAACCGGCTGGTGCGGGCCAGCGAGCGGGCGTTCGACGTCGAGCGCTGGCGTGGCCTGCTCCGGGAGGGCTACAGCGTGCCGGCCAGGGCCAAGATCGTGCTGGGCTTTGACGGGGCGCGGTGGCGGGATGCGACGGCGCTGGTGGCCACGGAGATCGTCACCGGGTACCAGTGGCTGGTGGGGCTGTGGGAGCGGCCGGCCAACCTGGAGGACTGGGAGGTGCCCCAGGACCAGGTCGACGCAGCGGTGCGCCTGGCCTTCGAGCAGTGGGACGTCTGGCGGCTGTACGCGGATCCCCCATATTGGGAGAGCCTGGTCGCGGAGTGGGCCGGCCGGTATGGCGAGACGCGGGTGATCGAGTGGTGGACCAACAGGATCAAGGCGATGGCCTACGCCATCAAGGCGTTCAATAATGCCATCCAGAGCGGCGAGCTGAGCCACGACGGCAACCCCCATCTGGCGCGGCACGTGGGCAACGCATGCCGGCGACAGGTGGCGCTGCACGATGACCAGGGCGTGCAGATGTGGACGATCTGCAAGGAGCAGCCGGAGTCGCCGCACAAAATAGACGGTGCAATGGCGGCGATCCTGAGCTGGGAGGCGCGCTGCGATGCGCTCACGGCTGGGATGGGCAAGCCGCGGGTGAGCGTGTACGAGACGCGGGGCCTGGAGGTGGCCTAGTGGCGCTGACCACGTATCACTGCACATGGTGCGGCTGGAACGGCTCGCGGATCCAGGAGCAGGCGACGGGCGACGGTCGGTATTGCTGCTGGCAGTGCGGCCAGGAGGTCAAACCGGGGCTGCACAGGAGCGAGCCGGGCTATGGGGGGCGGGCCGCGGTAGAGGCAGCGCAGGGCCGGGGGGTATGATATAGCCATGTTCGAGCGGTATCCGGAGCTGAGGCAGGTGATCGTGACCACCAAGACGGATCGATCGATCCGGGGGCTGCTGTGGCGCCGGCGGCGGGGGTACCTGGTGCTGAAACAGGCCGAGCTGCTGCGGGCCAAGGCGGAACCGGTGGCCATGGACGGCGACGTGGTGATCGAGGCGGCCAACGTGGATTTTGTGCAGGTGTTTAGCTGATGGCCATCGTGCAGAGCGCCGGCGAGCTGCAGGCGCTGGTGCCGGCCTGGACGCCGACGTACACCTACGGCTCCATGCGGCTCTACAACGACTATTACCGGACGTACGCGGCGCTCTACCGGGAGCAGCCGAACGTCCGGGTGTGTGTCGAGTTTCTGGCCAGGAACATTGCCCAACTCGGGCTGCACGTTTTCCGGCGGAAATCGGACACGGACCGCGAGCGGCTGGCCGACCACGGCCTGGCGCGGGTGCTCAAGAGGCCGCTGCCGCCCGAGTTCAAATGGACCCGCTACCGCCTCATCGAGGCGCTGGTTTCGGATCTGGGAATCTACTGGAACGCGTACTGGCTCAAGGTCCGGGTGCCGGAGCAGGGCGAGGTCCTGGGGCTGCTGCGCATCCCGCCGGACATGATGACGCCAAAGGGCGGGCTGGTGATCACCGGCTACGAGCTGAACCTGGGCGGGGTGGTCAAGAAGCTGGCGCCAGACGAGGTGGTCCACATCCGGGGTTACAACCCCGAGAACCCCATCGCCGGGCTGCCGCCTTTGGAGACGCTGCGGCGGATCCTGTCCGAGGAGCACGCGGCGGGGGACTATCGCGAGTTCATGTGGCGCAACAAGGCACGCATGGAGGGCATCGTCGAGCGGCCGGCCGAGGCGCCGGAATGGAGCGACGTGGCCCGCAACCGGTTCCGGGAAGAGTTCGGCGCGCTGTACTCCGGGGAGGAGGCCAGCGGCACAACGGCCGTCCTGGAGGACGGCATGACCTGGAAACCGGTGGCTTTCAACTCGCAGCAGGCGGAGTATCTGGGGGGGCGGAAACTCACGCGTGAGGAGTGCGCTCGCGCGTACCACATCCCGCTACCGCTCGTCGGGATCCTGGACCACGCCACCTTTTCGAACATCAAGGAACAGCACAAACACCTCTACCAGG